CGGGTTGTATCCGATGGTGTGGCGCGTGATTAGCGCATTATATTTCCTGTCTCGACTTCCAGTTGCGTTTTCTGTTGCTCTCACGATAACCTTAACCACTGTGTCATCTGGATACGAAACGTTGGTCCGCGTGACTATTGAGTGAATCTCCTCAAGCTGAAGAATTGATGTGTCTGAGCTGTTGTTTGTCCGTCGCATCTGAATCGCGTAGCGACCAGTGCCAGCAGAAGGTGTTAACTTGATCGTATAGTAGAACGTGTCGTTTCTGTCCACATCCTGATAATAGTTCATCGACTGATATGTTCCTGGAATCTGAACGTTATCGTCGTCAATCTTCCACCACTCAATGAACACGCTGAAATCATTGCCATCATTGGTCTGGTGTTGCAGGTGTACCCAAAGCTGATCACCATCAATCGGTGAAAAGTACGGGCCAGAAACAATCGGCTGGTTATCTGTCAGGTTGAAATAGGTGTTATTAATCGTTACGCCATTCAGTGATGATATTGGCGCACCTGAGTAGTTGATGTTGTTAATAATAAATGTGTACCAGTAGTTTACTGGTGGCAATCCACCATCATCAGTTTCTGTTGCAGATACAAGCCTTCCTGGTAGCGTGACATTTTCTGTTACAGATGCGCCGCCACCTTGCGCGTAAGTGATATTCAGTTTAAACACCACATCATGAGGCATGGTTAGGTCAACGAAGTAATCAAATGCTGAATCCTTCGGTATCTTGACAGCAATCTGACCTCCAGCAAATTCCGTTTCTGTGATCGTGGTTGTTGTTGCCGTTTCAATGACCACCGGCGGAGGGTCGGTATCCAGTTCGTTTGGTCCGTAAAGCTCCTGCCCATCAACATCATCAAATGCGTAAGGTTCGTACACAACCGGAATAACTTCTCCAGGCTGATAAATGGTGTAACTCGCGCCAGCCAGTGAACCGAGGTTTGACTCAGAATAACGAACAGAAGATACATCATACTTACCAAGGCCAAAGTTCATGAACTCGGTGACGTATTTAATGTTATTAATGTATTCGAATAATGATTCCTGAAGCAAATCAGGAAACGCGCGAATCTGCCCGAAGTTATCAGGTCGCGCCTCGCCGTTGCGAGCAATGTTTGTCTGTGCCTTCAGGCTGGTATTAGGTGATGTTTTAGAACTGGTATCCGTTTTTGGTGTCGATACTTTCGGTGTAAGGAATGAGAAAATCTTCGTTACTGGCTTCAATATCGCGCCGATCAGGTCGCCGATTGCGCCGGATGGCTGACAATAAACGTTTACAACGTCGCCATCGCGCAGGCAGAATGAAAGCTCATCATCTTCACCAAGCACTCTGCCATTTACCGCAATTGAAATGCTGGCAGGAAGATTTGATTTATTCAGCCACTTCCACAGGTTTGTGCCAGCTGGCACAATTCCTGTTTCTTTCGGCGTGCCCGGCATCTTCTGAACATGAATTACTGGCATAGGTGAGAAACCTTAACTTTGTTGATATTTTTTCGAGTGTTCGCAGTCTGTCAAATCTGACTGCCGTTTTCTCTCGCGCATGAAGTATTCTATCACGACCCCATATCATGGCGATGTGCACAGGGACGCTGCCGCGATATGCCACGACAACGTCACCTGTCACTGGTGATTGCGTATCCTTCCAGAATGTCACCTCGCCATCGAAGCAGGTGACAAAAGAGCCGCCTTTATCATAACTGTCGTCATGATGAATATTGATACCACGACACAGGCGATAATAAAGCACCACCAGCCCCCAGCAGTCTACATAGTCAACATGGCAGCACCTGTCTTTGTATGGTTTGCCAAACATTAACTGTGCAAATTCTTCATCAGACATTACGCAGCCCGGGGAATTGAGCGATGTCATAAAGTTTTGCCACGTTTCCTTTGATTGGGTTTTTGATTGACAGCGTAACGGTAACATCAGAACCGTCCATTGCCACATCGCTTACATACAGGCGATATGGCTTCAGTGGTGTATTCGTGTCAGTCTCTTCAAATCGCTGATACAGCGCACTGATTGGCTCAATGCGACCGGAACCAGTCCACAGTTTCAGGTATTGCTTGAAGTCATTAGCCAGACGTGCAAACTTGACGGTTGCGTTAATGGCAGGTGTATTCGACTGCTGAGACTGCGTGATGTCCATGCGCACTGGAAGGTAAGTTTCGCCGCCAAGCACCATTTCATCCAGCACGTTAGCCACAAGTCGAACATAACCAAAGGAAGAATGATAAAACGTTATCGTATCGAATAACGCCCAGTTAGGGCGCTTTGCTTTGTAATCGCGTAATGATGGCATTATGGATACTCCGGCAGGTCACGGTTAACAACTTCATCCAGCCATCCGAACCATCTGTAATCCAGTTCAACCAGAACATCATCAAACTCATCCATGGTGTTATTGAGTTTCTTGGCGATAACATTGCCAGTCCACGTAACCACACCACCATCAATGCTGGTCTGTACAGGATAATCGGTAAAGTGCAGCGTCTGTTCCTGCAATCCGCTGCCGCCGAGGTCAATCATCATGGTGAACCAGTTGTTTGCTTTGTTGAGGTAACTCGGACTGCGCAACCACTGGATAAATGCACGCTCCTCCGCTAGTGTAAAAACCCACGTCAGGCTCCATGTCGCCGCAATGTCAGTTGTCAGTTTCTGGAAAATTGGGGCACCAACCGCAGGCTGGTCGCTGCGGAACGGAGTTTGCTGTGTCAGGTTTTTACTGGCTCTTTGAGCTTTTGGCAGCCAGTCAGGGTATTTGATGATAGCCATTATTCGGTTGCTCTCCTGTTGGTGTTGTAGTTTCTTGAGATTGCTTGCCCTATGGGGCCATTTTCCGAAATATCACTCACAATCGTCTCAATTGTCACGCTGCCGTCACCGTTATCTCTGGCGCTACTGCTAACCTGCGCTGAGCTGTTATTGATGATGCTATTATAAACCACAACGCCACCGCCACCGCCTGTCAGGTCTTTGTTGCTGATAACGCGACCACTATCCCCCGGTATCATGTACTGATGACCGTTTGATGCCTGGAATATCTCAGGGAGGTTATTCTCTCCGACTCGGTACATTGAGCCTTCCTGCGCTGGACCGCCGTTTTTCAGCGCGCCAGCAATAGATAGCGTTTTTGCAAGACCAACTGTTGCAGACATGCCAGCCATAGCGGGCGCTGAGTTTGTGCCAGCAGTTGCGAGAGATGTCATTGCTGCGGCGGGAGCCATTGCGGCCGATATTGCTGCAGCTTGAGCAATTGTTGCAGCAGAAGCCGCCGCCATGCCAGCTTGACCCATTATCACCGACTGCGCCCACTGGATGCCCATTTGCACAAACGCATTGATAACACTGGACAGGATGTTTGAGCCAATAGAGCGCAGTGCATCTGATACAGACATTGAACCAGTAAGGATACCAGTAAGCGCGTTTCCAGCAGTCTGACCAAAAGCATCAAATGCTGCTGCGGCTGCCTGTGTGGCTGCGTTCTGCTGACTCCATTCCTGCCACATGGCATCAATTCGTTGCTGGCGGTACTGAGCCTCGATTGCTGCGCGAGCCTGCTCCACCTCTGCAATCTTCTGCGGGTAAGCCACTGCGTAAGCATTAAGCGACGCTAAATCCTTCTGGTAATTTGTTTCAACGGCAAACATTGGGGATGTCTGCGATTTTAGTGCGGCAAATCCCTTTACAGCTTCGACTCTTTTTTTCTCAGACTCTGCCTGAGCCTTTAATGCGTTTGCATTATCCCATGCCTTAGCCGCATATTGTCCGGCGAGGTTAATTTGCTCCTGAGTAGCTCCTTTACCCAATGATTGCTGCGCGGTTAGTATTGACTGTTCGCGACTAAGCTCTCTTGTACTTTCAGCGGTAAGCAGTGACTTCTGGCGAAGCTGCTCAAGTTTATTGGCGATATTCCCCTGCTCTGTGGCTGCTTTTTTTGCCGCTGATTGAGAATCATTTTGCGATTTTTCCCTTGCTTTCTCAGCCTCATTTAAATCATATATCTGCCCTGCAAGCTCACCAGCTCTGGCTATCTGATTGGGGTTATCAGTTACCTTTTGAGCCTCCAGCCGTGCTTTTGTTACCGCCCTTTGTCTTTCATCCTGTATTTTTAAAAGCTGATTCTGCTCCTCAAGGCTGAGAATCATCTTATCTGCTTCTTTTGTTGGGGCTGATACCTGCAAGGATTTGGGGTTGAAGTTTTGTCCTGCCTGATTTGCTCGGTTTATTTCATCGGCGGTCAATCCGAATGCTCTTGCCACCGAGCCCTGCACTCTCTCAAGGGTAGAACCCTTTTCAATCAGACCATCATGCACACCCATTGAGGTGAGCATATTGTTTGTAAGGGCTCTGCTTGCTTCGGCTGCCGTGTCCTGAGTTCTTGCCAACTTATCTTGAGCATTAGCAAGATCTCGTGATTTCTTGGCTAACTCATCTGATACCTCTGCTTGCCTGCGTGCAAAGTCAGCACCTTGCCCCATAGATTCTGCAACGGCCTGAGCCTCTGGGGTAAAGTTACGATATCGCGAACTTAACGAGTCAACCTCATCCTGCAGGTCAGATATTTCATCTTTCTGCGCCATGATGGATTCGTTAGCATCAGCGATAGCCCCCCTGAGCTGTGTGTTATTCATCGCCTTCATTGAGGCGTTAACTTTATCCAGATTATCGGCAAAGCGGATCGCTTCTTCTCTGGCTTGCTGCGCCTTCTGCCAGAAGTAGAAAATTGCCCCTGCCGCTAACATCGCCGCGCCGGCTGGCCCACCAATCAATGACAATGCTTTACCCGCTAGACCAATACCTACTGACGCAGCCCTTGCCGCAGTGGCAGCAGTAGTAGAAGCTGCTGCCTGGGCCAATTCAGTTTCGGCGAGCGTTACTGATGCCATAGTTGCTCTGGTTTTTGCAGCTATAAGAGCATCAAGAGCCAGCATTTCAGCTGCACTCCCTTTAGCCACATTATATTCAGCCTGAGCAAGTGCCAGAGATGATAGTGCCGCCTCTTTATCAGCTAAAGCCTTCCTCTGTGCGGAGTTTGCAGCCACAAGTGCAGATTGTGCCTGCTGGTTCTCAGCTACAGCTTGTTGTCTTGATGCCGCTATATCTGATATTTTCGCGGCAGTGGACATTGCCAGCGCGCCAACATATCGACTCCCCATAATTCCAGCAACAACAGTCAGCACTGTCCCGAGAGCCTGAATGTTTTCACTGGCCAGTATCACTGAGTCGCTAAATATTTTTACGCCTGTTTTTACCGTTGCATTCTCCCCAAAGAATCTTGCAACGTTATTTCCGGCTACCTCCAGAGACTGACTGATAGTAGATGTTGTTTTGGCAAATTCCCTCCCAATGCTATCTCCCTGCGACAGAAGGCCATTAACTATGACATCGGTTGTTAATTTCCCTTGCGCAGCCATATTCCTTAGCTCGTCGATGCCAACACCCAAAGAGTCGGCTAAGGCTATCATAAGCCGGTTTCCCTGCTCGTTTACTGAGTTGAACTCATCTCCGCGAAGAGCGCCAGATGCCATGCCCTGAGCGAGCTGGATAATTGCATTACTTGCCTCCTCAGCTGACGCTCCAGACACAACAAAGCCCTGATTAATTATAGTTGTTAGCCTTGTCAGGTCTTCCACACTTACGCCATAGCTTCTGGTAGACCTCTCCAACCTGGCATATAAGGTAGCTGTTGCGTCCAGTCCTGAGCGTGTTTTCTGTGCGATATCAAAAACACGATTAGTTACATCGGCAAGGGTTTCAAACGGCGGAACCGAATCTCTCACGGCGTTAGAGAGTTTGTTACTCATATCCTGCCATTCCTGAGCGTAGGCTCCAACCTGCTGCACGGAAAGCGCTGCAAGCAAGCCTTTTGCAACACCAGTGAGGCTTGACATGGTTCCTTCCATTGAGCTTATTGACCGCTCCGTCCTGGTTACACTGGCCTCAAGTCTCCCCATGTTTCCACTGAGGTTATTTAGCATCGACTCTATTTCACGACTGCCAGCCGCTAACTGAGATGTATCAATCCCAACCTCATAGACAATGCCGCCAACTTCTTCAGCCATTATGTATTCCTCGCTTTTTTCGCTTTGCGTTCAGCCAGTGCCTTCATGCGCTCACGGTCTGCCTTAGCCTGATCGTACTCTGCCGCGCGCTCTTCTCTCGTTAATCCTTTCGGCTCTGGATATTTATTTTTAATCATCATCTGAAACTCTGTCATGGACAGGTTTTCGGCCTCATCGCGCGTCATGTCGAAATGCGTGCGTGCTGAGATGATGTATTGCGACGCATGAAATTCGTTTGTGGTTTTCTTGCCCTGCTCTTCCAGTCGTTCAGGTACTTTGAGTGGTGACTTGCCGATGATACCGTGCTGCATCAGGTTGCGCGCAATAATAATAATGTCGCTCACTGGCATAATTCCTGGAACGTATCGCACACCGCGTGGTGTTGGCTTCCACCCACCGATCAGAACAGAAATATCATCTTCACAGCATGACTGCATGACGATATATGCCGCGCTCAGTACATGGCGACCATACACGGGCTTGCTGATTGTCTTCATAACCTGCATCTGCGCACCAAATGGCAGGTATTCGACGTGCTGCAACGGCGCAACATAATCAATGCCATTGAGTTTGGCGTACACCTCGACGATTTCTTTTGGTGTGCCGATTTCATTCATGGCGCGGAATGATGGCTTTAGGAAGAAACTCCTGTCAGAAAGCGATATGCGCATCTCCCCGATTTCTGTTAGTGGCGTGCGATTGCTCATGTTTTGCATCCTGAATTTGACTGATGTTGATTATATCATCTCAGTGGTGTTGACACCTGCGAGGCGGTGATGTAGATTCAAATCATCGAAACGAGATATGAATGAGGTGAGTTATGAAAATTAAAATGTTGATTGCATCTGCTCTGTTGGCTTCTTCTTTTTCTGCTGTAGCAACATCAGAGACGTGTAAGAACATTGGCGACATCGCATTAAACACAGCTGAAGTTCGCGATAACGGTGTGAGCAAGAATCTTGCTGAAGTGGTAGTTAAAGGCTCAGCAAAAAACAAAGAATCAGCAGAAATAATCGGTCTTGCTATCGTAGAAATGGTTTATGCACGCAAGGATATGACAAAAGAGCAATTGCGTGATGTGGCTGTTTCTTTGTGTGAAAAACAAGGTATGTAAGGCTACGCTATGAACGAACAAACAAAATCAGACCTGATTTTCTATACTGAACTGTATGTTGATGCAGGTTACGACTACGAAGAAGCGGAACGCATGGCGAAAGACTTACTTCGTGTGATTGGTGTGATTTTTGATGAGGATAAGGTGATATGAGCAAGTGGATTAAGTGTAGTTAGCGAATGCCGGAAGAAGGCGAGGACGTAATTGTTTACGATGATTTAAAACAAGTCCATGAAGGTTTTTATCTACGATATGGAGAGCATGTTAGTTGGGATATTTATTCGTACAAATCATCCTATTATGATGAAGTTAATGTGACTCACTGGATGCCGATACCAGAACCACCACAAGAATAAAACAAAGCCCCTTTCGGGGCTTTTTCTTTATCAGGATACTGTGCAAGCCGTGCTGATGATGATTTCAGGGTCAGTAGATGAATCCGTAACTGTGACGGTATACACGCCAGCGGTAGGGCTTGCCAGAGATGCGCCAGATTCACCACCAACAACCACACCATTTTTGCGCCATACATAAGTGTAAGGAGCAACGCCACCCTCAACAGCAACAGTTAACGGGCTGCCAGCCTTGCCAGTTGATTGCAGGTTGGTAGTGAATGCCAGAGGTTCAAGGCTTTCGACGGTAACGCTGTCAGAATCGTAAACCTTGAACTCAAGGCTGCCAGTCACGATGTCGTTTGTGCCGCCTTCGTAGCTGATGCTGGTGATGTTGCAGTACGCGGTAACGATAGTTGCACCAGTAACCTCACGTACCCACAAAGAAGGCTGACGACGCGCTTTCAGTTCAGTGGCGTAAATCTCAACCAGACGATGGAAGCCAAACTCATCGCTTGGGTCATTCTTGCGGATTTCAACCTCTGCGCTGATGGTCATATCAGAGCTGGTAACGAGAGTGGAAACAAATCCGCCAGCGGTATCCGCTTCTGACGTGGTGGTCTGCGGCGAGTAGTCCACACCTTTACTGGTGGTTGAGCCTAAATACTTCCAGTCTTCTGCTGCCGGAACTGCGTCACCGCACCCTTCAGCAAGGAACAGTCGGGTCATGCGACCGACCAGAACGCCTTTATCATTTGCACAAATAGCCATTTCGATCTCCGAATTGTGTTAGCTGCTAACGTGGTGATTATATCACAGGTGTTGACAGTGATTATTTTGTGGTGTAGATTGTATTTCAGATAGTTTTCGTTAGCGACTTTGCGGACTTTTTAGAAACTGACCACAAAGATAAATGCAAACGATGATGTTGTTCTGATGGCGGCGTAACAGTCTGTAAGTCAGCAAGGTCTTCCGATTCCTTGTAACCAAATTCGGCGCACTGCGTCCCTGAGGTGTGATTAATAAGTCAGGGAGCGCAACAGGAAAGAGCATTTTGTACGTGATGCAGTGAATCCTATTTACCGTCATGTTGCAGCGACGAAAGTGCTCTTGCCGTTGTGGTGAATGAGCTAGATGGTGAGGTAAAGGCTCACAATGGCGACGAATGCAATCCGGAATAGCACCGGACGCACAACACTTAATATCCAGCATTATCGCAATCATATGTAGGGGTATGTATGGGTTACGGGGCTGGATATTAAGGAAGCACGCTGGCAATGCTTAAACCAGCACTTATGGACGCGTAGCTTAATTGGTTAAAGCAATCGACTAATAATCGGCTGATTGAAGGTTCAAATCCGTCCGTGTCCACCAAATTAAAAGCCGCTTCGTGCGGCTTTATTTATTTCACAACACGCAAAAGCAACTCATGCACAGGTCTTTTTTCTTCCGTCAATATCGGCCTTCCGAGCGGCGCTTGCAACTGGATATAGTTAACGCATGAATCAATCGGATGCGTCTTGATGTATTCGATAATCTCATTGGCCTTCGCGTCAACATCAGCAACGTTGTACTGGCCTTGTTTGCCAACAACGTACAACGAGAAATAGAAATCACCGCCGAGGCCATCCATCACCTGTGTGCCACCATTGGATTGCAGAACAATAAATTGCTCGCTGCCGTCTCCGGTGTCATTCCAGAACTGCAACTGCGAAGTCCAGCCATCATACAATCCGGCATCCTGAAGATATGCATCAACCAGTTCAAGCATATTCACAGTTTCATCTCCTTCTTAATCACGCTATCAACAAGGTCTCTTGTGCGCTGCGCCGCTTTGGTCAGGAATTGTGGTTCACCACCCGGCGACCAGTATGTGCCATTACCGTTGCTGCGCGGTTTACCTGCAAGTTTTCCGCTGGCGTTATGGACATACAGTGCATATTTCGCGGAGTAGCCAACCTTGCCAGTGATTCGCGTTCCGTTAACCTCTACGGTATCAAACTGACTGTTAATCAGCGTTGATGTATCAATTGGCGTTAGCGTGGCTGATTCGGTGCGGATGATGTATGTCGCTGACTTGATTGCGCGCACCGCTTTCGTGGCGATTATCTCATCCACAATCTGCGATGTTCTCTCTACAGCCTGGCGGATTCCCCTTAATTTTGCTGGCATTATGTCACCAGTGCAAAGTCAGGCGGTTCAGCGCGATTGAAGGTGTTGCCATAATCAATCACATTCAGAATCTGGTTTGCGCCAGCCGCCAGCGGGTCAGTCGCTGTTACCGTGCCAATCATGATGTAATCGCCTACCTTAGCGCCAGTGTATTCAGTCCAGAAGGTATTCTTCTGCACAATCTCATTACCTTTCGCATCGGTGGATACATCATCGTTAAAGCCATAATCGCACATGATGCTTACTGGCGCATCAAAAGTTGGCTTTCCGTACTTGTCGGTGCCGCTCTTGTGCCAGATGGTGCATTGCTGCGTGTAACTCCAGTTAGCCAGTGAAGTCATTTGCATTTACTCCCACGCACAACCGCAAACCACGGCTTACCGCTTCCGTCAGGGTCTTCCACTAAATCGCCAGTGCATCCGGCCGTATCCAGTAGTTTCATCTGATTGTACAGCGCCACCCACGGCTTACTGCCATACGCGAATGATTGCGATGCACCAGACGGTGAGCTCTGACTGGTAACGTAGCGACCTGCTGTGTTTGCGCTAATCAGGATTGAAGCCCACAGCATGATCGCATTTTGTCGGCATTCATCGTTTGGATAGTTCAGTTCAAGGCATTCACTGATTGATGCCACAAGACACAGAATGCCAGACGCATCCGTTGTGGTGATAGTCATTCCACGGGATGCCATCTGGCTTACTAATTCTTCAGGTGTTGGTGCTGCCATTTTTCTTCGACTCCCGTACCTTCCACCACATTTCAAACAGATTTTTTATTACCAGAGACAGAGCGCCGAGGATTGACGCTACTGCCGCCCATTCTGTCAGGCTGTGTGGAATCATAGTCTCAAAATAAGATTGCGTGACAGGCGTTTGCTCTGCAACTTTCAGGACGATGCCGGTTCCAATAGAAGCGTATCCGGCCTTGTCAATCACCTGTCCTGTCGTCCCGCTTATAATCTGCTCTGCGACTTGCCTTAGTGTCCCGTTCATTGCGTGTCTCGCTGATGATATGTTTCCAGCACTTATAGATTTGAATCAGCGAAAAAACAATGGCGACCACGCCAAGAATAATGTCCAATTTCGCCGCCCCATTTAAAAGTGATGGAAAGGATGAACAGATGGATGCCGATAATAATAAATGCGTACTGCGCATGAAGCGGCGTTTCTACAGGCGTGATAAATTCCCATGCGAATGACTCTATCGCTACCAGCCATTCGTAAAGGCTCATCGTCAACACGCAGAGCGCCATCTTTGTACTTTTGCGCAGCGCAATAGCCGGAAACAACCAGACCATAGACTGCGCAAGGTAATACAGATATTCGGCGGGAAATGAATCAACAAGCACCCATCCAAGATACACAGACATCACCATTGCCGGAATGAACACCAGAAACGCAACCATGCCAGTGCAGGCAAATCCCAGCACATACATGATCATGATGGCAATGTCTGCGCCGAACATTATTTCTTACCGCGCGATGGTGAGCGGGTGGAACCGTTTGGCTTCACTGCGCCAGTTTTGCCGCCAGTTTTTGTGTTGCCAGTTTTTGTGTTGCCAGTAGCGCGCGAACGAGAAGGCGAATTGGTGGAGCCCATGTTTAAATCTCCTGTTGTTTGATTAGCATGATTTTAGCATATTCCTGTTGACGCAGATTGATGATGCGTTTATAGTTAGTGACGTAGAAACAACAATAAATGTTAGAGGTGAATGAGATGAGAGCAGCAAACATGTTCTACTGTCAATTCCGCAATACTGTAGTTGATTTTCGTGATTGTGTTGATGCACTCAGCAATGCTGGTTCTATTGATGACTTTAGCGTGCCAGAGCGTTGTGCAGCAGAGCAAATATATCATCTGGCTAGTGCATACATTGCAAACTATGAACTTTTATTAGAAGAAGGCGGTGAGTGATATGAAAACACTCAGCAAAATCTATTCAGACAAAGAAACGCGCAATGACATCGCTGTTAACAAAACATATCTCGTGCCAGTTGAGCAAATCTATCTGGAGCCTGGATACAACATCCGTGAAGCGGATGAACGGCACGTTGAATATTTCGCGCAGTGCTGGGAATCAGGCCAGCCATTGCCAGCATTAACGGTTATTCCTGATGAGAAAGGCATTCGCATCCTTGATGGTCAGCATCGTTATCTCGGCGCATTGCGTGCCATTGAGCGTGGCGCGCCAATCGTTCGCATTGAGTGCAAGGATTTCACTGGCGACGAGGCGGATAAAATCGCCTTCATGGTGTCGTCAAGTCAGGGAAAGCAACTTGACCCGTTTGAGCGCGCAAAGGCTTACACGAGACTGAAAGGTTTTGGGTGGACTAATGAAGAAATCGCCAAGAAGGTAGGCCGCTCAGTATCTGACGTGCAAATGCACCTGTCGCTTGGTGATGTTCCTGTGGAAGTAAAAGCGCGAATCAGTGCCGGGCAAATCAGCTATGCAAATGCCGTAGCAGTAACGCGCGAACATGGCGATGATGCGGTTAAAGTTATCGACCAGGCAGTGGAAGAAGCGAAGGCGCAAGGAAAGGACAAGGTCACGGCGAAAGTGCTGAAGTCGAAAAAGATTAAGCCAGTAGACCGCCTGATTGAGTTATTGAAGCCAGCAGACCATGTGATTCTTCCTGCTGGTCATGTGGTGGCAGAGGATGAGGAGTTTATCCAGATTCCTGTTGCTGACATTCACGAGGTTATGGCAATTTTGGAGAAGATGTGATGACACCAATAGAGAAAATATGCTGCCCGCAGCATGGCGGTAGCGGAACGAAATCAACGTGTCCATTTTGTAAGTGAGGTGACAAGTGAACGCCGAACAGATGGCAATTCTGGAGAAAATGTGATGATAGTCCACTATTACAATGAGTGGGACAAGGGCGCAGCGGCATGGTTGCGTGAATTAATTAATAATAAACTTATTCCTTATGGGTATGTCGATGAGCGGTCAATTACAGAAGTCACCCCTTCAGATTTGGAAGGATTCACACAATGTCACTTCTTTGCCGGAATCGGAGGGTGGCCCCTTGCACTCCAGTTGGCTGGAATACCAGCAAGCACTAGACTCTGGACTGGATCACCACCTTGCCAGCCGTTTAGCGTTGCCGGTAAGTCTCTCGGATTTGACGACGAGCGACACCTTGCCCCAGCATTTCTCAGGCTCATCAGAGAGTGCAAGCCTGAACTGCTGTTTGGAGAGCAGGTTGCGGCAGCAATTGGAAAGCACTGGCTCGATTTTGTACTCCTTAACCTGGAAGAAAAAGGCTACGCCTGCGGGTCGGCAGTATTGCCAGCGTGTAGCGTCGGTGCTCCGCATAAAAGAGACAGACTTTTCTTTGGAGCGAGCCTGTTGGCCTACCCCGAGAGCAAGAGATTACCACACCGAGGGTGCGGGGAAGCATTCTCCGAGTTTGGCGAGGCTAGCGGAAGCGGTATCACAAAGACCATCACCTGTAACTATAAAGCCCAATGGGAAGATTGCGACCGCATTCTATGCGCCGATAAAAAATTCCGGCCAGTTAGACCCGGATCATTCCCGCTGGCTCATGGGGTTCCCGCCAGAGTGGGACGACTGCGCGGTTACGGCAATGCCATCGTCCCGCAAGTCGCAGCGGAGTTTGTAAAAGCATTTATGGAGTCAATAAAATGAACGCCGAACAATTCATAGAAAAACAACTCCGCGCCAAGCTACCTGACATTGACCAGATGGCAATTGACGCGGCAATCCAGTATTACAAGCGCAATCAGAGCGCAAAGAAGGGCGGCATTTTTGAAGAATGCCTGAAGGTTGCAAAACAGCACATGATTAAGGTGAAATGATGAAACTAAAAATCAGCAAACTATTACTTGAATCAGCATTAATCTTTCAGGCGCGTAATGATGTGCGCAACTACCTGAACGGAATCTGCTTCATGCCAGATGGTCGTATTGCATCAACTGACGGTCATCGCGCATTCATTGGTGGTAGTCATGACAACAAGCTGACAGAAAATGCGATTATCAAGATTGGGAAGTCACCAACAAAACGCTATGAGTACGCAATCATTGATACCAAGGCGAAAATTGCAACTTATCATGATGAGGCTGGCGCGATGGTTGGCTCTGGTATCTGCGAAGAGATTGATGGTCGATTCCCTGATATTGATCGCGTGATACCAAAGGAGACGAAAGCAGCAGAGGAAATTGGCTTTAATGCTGGCTACCTTGTGAATGTCGAGAAAGTGGCTAAGCTGTTTAATCCTAAATTCTGTGGCGTTAAGTTTGAACTGAATGGAAATACAAATGCCGCAGTTTGCTGCCTTAATGCGCCATCTGGAGAGACTGCGAAGGTTGTTGTTATGCCGATGCGTCTGTAGCAATAAAAAACCCGCATAATGCGGGTTTTGTTTACTCTGCTTTCTTTTTCTTTGTCGTCTTTTGTTGTGGGGTTGCGACTTCGAAAGACTTTTCCAGTTCTGGCATGATGCGCAGTTTTGGTAGCAGATGCTCGTCTGGCTCGATAATCACCTCGCCAAGCTGCAATTCACGAATCTTGCCCTTCTCTTTAACAAAGATTCCGCGCGCGATGACTTCGTATTTAGCCATTATTCACCTCAAATTCACAAAGGGGCTTTCGCCCCTTTTTATTACTGCGGAGTTTGCGTACCGTAGCCGTTGAACACTTTGGACTTGCCAGTGGCATCCTTGCGAATTTGCAGACCAAAAGCCGACCACACGAGGAAGTTAAAGTTATCGTGCGGGTTAGCACGGGCTGCCGCATAGGTGGAAACAGGCTGAGCAACGCGCGGACGGATGTACATGTCGTTGCGAACGTAGCCAACGAAATGGTTACCAGTCAGCAGGAAGTTGGTGCCAATCTTGCCGATACGACCATTGCCGAACTGAGTGATGTACTGCTCAACCGTGCCGCCTTTGAAGCCAGCCGCATTAGAATACGGACGCATGAAGCTACGGCGCACTGCCGGGGAAACCCACAGAGTCACCTGCTCAAATACGTTCTGCGCATCCAGAATAGCCTGGAAATCCTGATTGAAGAAGGTCACGATTTCGTCTGGCGTCGCGGTTTGCAGGTCGATATTCAGGCCGCCGGAAGCATTCAGGTTAACCTGAACGGTGTTCGGGTGGTTGGTGATACCGTAACCAGTGTAAACGCCGTTCACGTTCAGAGTCTGGTCGCCAGTCAGCAGGTACTGCGCCATATCGGAACGCAGGTTAAAGGTGACGTTAGCCTGATCATCCAGCAGCGGGTCAAAACCTTCAGACTGCATACCCAGCAGTTCACGCCATTCTCGGCTGTAGCCAGTCTTAAAGATTGGAATCACATCGCCAGTGTAATCGTAGCGAGTTTTATCCGAATCTTCCGGTTCCTGACCAGACAGAGTGCGGACGACCTTGCCAGCATCGGAAGCGATACGGCTGATTGCCACAGTTTTACCGATATTGATGTTTGCCGCGATACCCATCAGGTCAGCCATCATGTCCTGACCAGCTTCGTTGCGGAAAACGCGGGTGGTGACGTTGTCCACGTCGCGCCAGTAGTCTTTCGTTACCAGTGCAGTGGCGTTCACACCGTAAGTTTTCGCCAGTTCAGTTTCTGCATTGCAGAACACCTTGCGGTCGATGGTCAGATGTTTCCACTGGTCAGCCACCACTGCGGAGTTGGCTACCAGGTCTTTGGTAAAAATAATCTTTTCCATTATTAAGCTCCAGCAGGCATGGAAGCATTGCCAGCGCGACGAACTGCAACCAGCTCAGCGCCGTCAGAGGCAACGGTGTAAGTTTCATAGGAGTAGAACAGGATATTTTCACCGTCTACTGCAATTTTCAGAGCGCCAGCGCCATTACTGGACAGCGGAGTGCCTTTCTTCAGCGCAGAAGATGCAGCAACCAGCGCATGATAGGTGACACCAAATTCACACTGCACAGCCATGCCAGTAGCATTAGCCGGAACAGCTTCAGATATATCACCACCGCCGAGGTAGTTATGCTGAAGCACGTAAGGGAAACCCTGACCGCCAGCGGTGGCGTGAGCGATGATTTTGTCATCGGTATTGAAATCAACCAGTGCGCCAGGATGCAAAGCGGTATTCATGATGCCTTCGCGAATCTGCGGGTCGTTTTTGCGAGCTGGTCCACCAATGATAGTGCCATAACGGATAGTAGCCATTATTCAGGTGCCTCCATATCAAAATCGTCATCAGCGTGGTTCGGCTGGAAGCCACCTTTCAGCGCGGCAGGTTTACTGGTCAGCGCATAGGTTTCGCGCAGTGCTTCGCCTTTCAGCGCATTCACAGCGGATTCCGGCAGTTTCAGTTCGGCGATGATAGCAGCACGCATCGCGGTTTCTTCCTGCTCAGTATTCGCCTGCAATTGCTCTTTCAGCTTAACGTTTTCAGCTTCGATGTCGGTCAGCTTCTGGTTGACAGCTGTCAACGATTCCTGAACCGGCTTGAGGGCTTCAGCGAGTACCGCCTGTAATTCCTCGTTCGTCATTGAGATTTCCCCTTCAGTTGATTTTACCGGCTCAAGTTCAGTCTTATAAACAGCCTTGACCCGCTCACCGACCAATTTTACCACATCATCTTCAACGATGTAGAACTGCTGAAAAATCTGGCCTTTGATTTCGAACCCGACGCGATCGTCGTACACAGCCACGATATAAGGCCATACATCCTCGCCGACTTCAGCTTTCAGAATCTGGCGAATCTGCTCGCTGATGTTCTCAAACGACAGGTCTGATTTGTTGGTGATGTAGTTGATGGCTTTATGTAGCCACGATTTATAATTAATCTTGTTGGCGCTTTCGTCAGGCACGGTTGAATCCTCAAGGTTTACGGTGATTCGTTCGATTTGCTCGCCATTGGTGGCAAAGATGCCAACTCCATCTTCTGGCGTTCCGGCTCCCGGCACTCCCGGTGGTAGGATGGCAAGATGATCCCACTCCATGTTGCGCGCAATCCATGTGTATTTTTTGCCTTTGCTTGTACCTTCCGCAGCCTCACGGTTGAGCAATAAGCCAGTGGATACGTGAATTGGCTCAGCGCCTTCAGCAGAGTTCATCAGCGCCTCAATGCGACCAAGCAACTCCTGACCTTTCTCTGAGCGCTCAGCGATGACTTTGTTAACCTTCAGGTCAACAAGCGCCTTGCTGCCATCATGGGATGAGTTTTCAATCCATGCGCCAACGCTGAACTGGTTAGCGGCGCGGGTCATGCTTGCGGAGACGTATTTACCATCAATCATCGGGTGATTGTATGGCGCTGGTTTGCCATCAAGACCATGATAGCTCTTGCGGATTTCCTCGCCCGGATACAAGCCATTATTCATTACGATATCATCAACCACTGGCACAACGTTTTTAATCACGTAGTGCGGGTCGCCATCAATGATTTGCTCACTGATATTGCTGGCTGAGTTGATAGTCGTCAGGACGTTAACCTGCAATTTATTATTCATGTGCTTGAATGCCTCCACTTCTGCGAGGCGTTTTTTGGCTGCTTCTTCTGTGTCATATTCGCCAAATTGCTGTGAGCCGTCTTTCGACTTGACCACCCACTTATCGCCAATCTTGACAATCATGGTTAACTCTCCACGGTTAGTTTGTGGTCGAATTATAACACAGGGAGATGTAGCACCATGAAGCGGTAGCCAGTGCAAATAATGGCGAATCAGTGAGCGCGTAGAGCGTGATAAAGTAAGTGATAGGGATTATGTTCATGGGCTACCTCCTGATTAAATGATAGCAGCCCATGATGAACAAAAGATATACGGAGTTAGTCTGAAATCACATCGTCCATAAATGCAAGCGCAGCACCTGAGAGACAGAACAGAGCGCCATAGCAAATCATCTGGTACAGAGTATCAGCCTCAAATACTCTCGCGAATGCGTAGGCTGATAATATCCACAGTAATGGAATCATAACCCAGCCTCCTGTTTTGCTCGGTGCACGTATGACATGAATTTGCCAATCGGCATTTCCTTGCGGATTTGCGCCAGAATTGCCCCGTGAATCATTCTTTCCTCGCCGTAATACAGCTTATCCAGCCGAGTTTTAATGAGTGCTCGCGTGCGCTTCATGTGGTCGCGTGCCTTAAGTGCTTTCTCATGCCATACACGGTCGTTCTTCTTATCTGCATATTGCAGTTGACGCTCAACGGTTTCAATTTCAAACGCCAGTTGCATGTCATAATCTTCAAGTTGAATAATGTCTGCTCTCATAATATCGTTTAGTTGGATAATCATTTCTTCACCTTTAAGCCTGCGCTTTCGATTGCTTCAATAACTTCATGGTGTGCTTGTGCTGGTATATCAATACAGAAATAACCTGGAGAGCACGGCTCTGGCAATTCAATCTCAATTCCTGCGCGTGATGCCTGCCATGTTTGCCAGTGCCCTTGAACATCATCAATCACATACTGACCACCAACATTACCACTGCCGACCTCGTGGTGATTTTCAGGGTAACGAACAAGGTCTGATGTCTCACCACCGCGTCGCAACCAGTTTGTTTCAAACTGCTCTCTACTCGTCATCTTTACTTCCTCCACTATCCAGCCCATCTTTCTACGGTTATTGGCGATAAACTCATCAGATGTTACAAACAGAGTTCTGCCTGATTTATGCTTAATAGCCCATCTCATTTAGTACATCCTCAGCAAGTTTGCGGAACATGATTTGCACTCTTGCCACCTTGCGCCACTCAGCCTCGGTGAGAATCACATCTTCCTGTTGCGGCATTCCTGACATTTCGCATGGTGGCAGCGGCTCATACTCTTGCTTCTTGCGTTTGGCTTTTCCCATAATGACCTCTTGCGCGGCGAAGGAGTGAATTAAAAAGGTTGCTCACATTAACTTCCTGCTCCTTCCATGAGTAACGCCACAGTTTTTTGTGGTGGTCATAGCTTCTCGTCACGTCGCCGTTATGAAACATAATGCGGATGCGGCTTTTTACGATGCGATAATCAATGCCAGTGGCAGCGCTGATTTCTTTCACTTCTGCACCAGAGTTATCAAGCAGGTGGCACTTAATCGCATCATCAATACCCGCCGCATCATCAGAGATGAAGTATTTATACTGCCATTTGCCACCACGAATCACTGACTTCTCACGGCGAATGAAGCCAAGCGCGAGCATCTCATGCAGGCGATGCGTTGTGGTGCTTGAATGCTTACCGCCGCAATGCTTTTCAATGTATTCGCGCGTTGCACCAGGATGATTGACAATCACGCGCATGATTTGCGATTTATAGTCCATAATCACGCTCCTCTGCTGCCTGATTGAAGTCGTCTGCGGTGTAGAGGTGACCGTTGCGGGTGTTCCAGTGCCTGATAGCGGTTTCCGATGAACCCCATTCACCCGAACTTGCACAGCAACCTTCACATTCGACAGATACAAGCACTAAATCAACAATCAAGTAAACTTCATTCCCGCCACAGAACGGACACTCCAGCAATCCTTCATCATTCGTCATTGGCATGTGTGGTGCGCTCATTTTGTCATATCCTTAAGTATCTTATTCATGTTTAACTTGCACAGTCTTATCAGAACTCGGTCGCGCCTGTATCTCCACTCCTTTTTATTGCGCATTGATTGTTTAAGAAGCAGCGTGCGAAACGTAATATCCTGCCGCTGATTTCTTGACTTTTTGTTTCTGGCGTTGGACTCTCTGATGTCAGCGAAAATCAAGTCAACTAACGTGCTGAACTTTCTCATTTCAACCATTCTCCCAAGTTGTTAAATTTAGGTGCGTCGCCTGACCAGTCGATAACGTCTTTTTGCTGGCTACGCTTGCGTTGCAGGCGATTTCGCACCTCTCGCAGTTCGCATTCCAGCCATTCGCGAGTGCGTTCAACTTCATTCAGTCGCTGGATTAACGATTCTTCGTACAGTTCGTCATGCGCCATTTATAATTTCTCCCGTAGAATTTGATAACAACGTGCTCAACGCACAGATAACCTTCATCCTCAACCGTTACTGGTTGAACTATAAACCAACGCAGATATAAGTTCGTCAGCCTTTTCACGACCTGCAACCTCCGCTTCAAGCGCCAGTGAGCACATGGCAGTCTCCACAAACTTAATGGTATCCTCGCGAACGTTAAGTATTTCCATAACCTCGCGCACCTCCTTCTGGTATCTCTCTGCTATTTCTTTGTATCGCATTTCCACATCATCTCTCTCGTTGTGATAGAATCGTTGGTGTAGAAACAGTATTGACTACTTGATGTAGATTAGTCAATAATAAATTTTGAAAGGAGCAGTAAACATGCCAAGACCACGACGAGAGCCGATGGACATTATCACCAGCATTCTGGAGAAGAGGCAGCCGCTGACACTCCGTGATGTTCGCTACTTTGCCCGCTGCTACGTGGCACTGGCTGATATGCCAAAGGATGATATGTACCAGATGATTCGTGAAAATTTTAATGTTGATGAAAATAACCTGGTGACGATGAAATGAAAAAATGGAAATATCTGAAAGGATGTGAGGATGATTTTGCTGGCCATGACGCGGCTTATCTTGTAGTTAAGTCAGGGAGAACTGGTGAGATTTTCTATCTAAGCAAATATCATGCTGGTCGCATTGAAGTGATTGAGGGTTGCGGGGATATTGTTATTGCATACCGCGAGCCAATTACCGACGAGCAAGACCTCAACGATTGCATTGGCGCGCCGGAAGCTGATGCAACAGAGCGACTCATCACAGAGCGCGGTAGCCGATACGGAAAATTCAAAGACGGTGCTGAAATCATGCAGGAGCTGAAAGATGTGATGCGCGAAGTGGATGGCTGGCACAACATGACGCCAAGCCAACGCGAGGCGCTCGACATGATTCAGCACAAGATTGGGCGCATTCTGAATGGCGACCCGACCTATGATGACAGCTGGAAAGATATTGCTGGCTACGCAACGTTAATTGTTAATGAACTGAATGGAGAGATTAAATGATGGCGCAATGCAAAAGCGTGGAGCTACGGGAATCTGGTCACTTTGAATGCAATGGCTTTGCCGCAAAACTCGAAGGAAAGCACCTATCTATTGAGGTGGTTAATAACAAAATAAAAGTTACTTATGATGCTGGCGTTTTCACTCACGACGAAATCAATCTGGCAATCAAGCACGTGCTGAAAGTTAACGAATTTGTAAGCAGATCATCAATGGAGAAATTTTAATGGCATTCTGCGACATCACCATCGCGCAACGAAACGCGAACTTCACCAACATTACTGACACTTCCGCGCAACTGGTGTCACTGAACAGCGACGGCAGCGCAGTGCTGAAAATCGGCACCGAAACAGCGCAATTCATCGTGCAGAATCTGTCGCAGGCGAACGCGAAACAGGTGCTGATTAGCACGGGCAGCGTGCTGTTTCTGGCTGGTAATTACAACGCGCCTAACCTTGAGTGTTCACTGGTGCGGATTGTGGAGGCCCAGAATGGCGAGTAAGCCGATTCTTACGGAGGGCGGGAGAAGTAAGTCATGGCTATCCTACCCAAGTCAGTATATGTACGACGGCTGGAGAATCGCATTCCCTGCGAAGCATTCCAATGGCAACCCAAGACTGGCCATCCTATTCAATGAGCGTAGCAATGAATGCAGTGGAATGGAGATTCAAACATTTGATTTGTGTTTGCCAGCGAGCGGTAAGATGTATCAAGGAAGCGATGACGAAGCCAAATTCAGGAAGGAAAACTCGCCAGCTGCCTACATCGTTACTGATAATCGTGGTCGTCGCTATCTGGCGTTTGCTGGTAGTGTTGAGCACCAAAATGCAGCCATGTTTGGCCATGAGATGAAACCACTATACGAATGAGGTGTAAAAATGTCTTTAAGTTTTGGTGAGGCCTTAGAGGAGATGGGGATTGGATGCAAGGTCGCAAGAAACGGGTGGAATGGAAAGGGTATGTTCCTGTTTATGATAGCAGGAGGGGCATGGGATTTTGAGTGCGACATTGATGGGGTTGACGGGCTTAATACGCTACCTTTTATCTGCATGAAAACGGCTGACGGTAAGCTGGTGCCATGGCTGGCAAGTCAAACCGATATGATCGCAAGCGACTGGATGGTTATTGGTTGACAGTAAAGCCCCCTATGGGGCTTTTTTATTGCAGTGATTCAGGTGGTTTTCCATAGCATTTCTTTAGCGATTTGCTTAGCCTGCATTTTACCGCAGGCTGATAACCAGCGCGACCACCTGCCACATCAGAAGCCATCTTGTCATATTCTTTTCGCTTATCTCTGCTTAGCATTTCTCGCTCTCAATGAATTATATTGCGCCTCACACATCAATCCTGCCTCTCTTGCCCTGTCAGCGTAATCTGCCAGTTGTCGATTTCTTTCGACAGATTCTGAGAGCAGCTGGGAGAGCAAAACTCCGGTTTCTGCGGCTGGATTGCCAATGGACTCAGCGGTGGAATATCCGACGAGCTGCTTGCGGATATTTGCGAGCTGTTGCTGCAACCTGCCAGACTTAGCAGCAGCATTGACAGCATCATTGCGCGCAGCATCAACTCTTTGCTGTGCGTCAGCCTGAATCTTTTGCAGTTCTGCATTGCGTCGTTGCTCCTCTTGTTCGTCTGCGGCCTTCTGTTCTGCAACTGCCTTCGCGTATCCAGCGGAATATTGTTGCTCACCATAACTGGATACTTTATTTGCTACCCACAGCGCGCCAGCAGCAACAATTATAATGATTGCCAGTGGTCGCCAGTATCGTTCAGCGAGTGATGGAATCATAAGAATATCCATTTAGCCCAATTAATCGTCGCATACCGATTCTTAATCAGTAAATAGGCCATCTCTATGCCGAACGTATTTTTGGCAGAGATAAAGAATTTTTTATCCTTTTCTTTATTTCTTCTCATCACGCAACCTCTTATTCGCCTTATTCATACCGTGCATTTTGCCGAGGATACCAACCAGCATGATTGAATAGCTCACACCTTTGACCACGATTGGTGGTAGCGCCGCTTTCAGGTCATCCGGCATCATTACCCACACATGCATCATTGCGTCAGGCCATATCTGCAATAGCGAGCAGAATGAAATCCACAGGCCGAGCAGCCAGTTGCTTAGCTTTTTCATGCCACAGCTCCGCCAGCCTCTTTGTATACCTGAATCAGCCTATCCAGTTTCTGCTCGTGCTGACCATAGCCAGCGCCCGGCAGCGAGGCCCAACGTGAACGGCATTTATGGATAGCATCAGCAATGCGACCAGCCTCAATATCAGCGGTGGCTTTGCATTCACGGATTAGCTGCATTGCAATGGCGTCCTGCGATGCGGGGGAGAAGTCCGGCAAACGCAATTGCTTTTTGTACGCGTCATAAAACTTAGCCAGCACCTGATAGCGCCCGGCAGCGGTGGATTTAATGCCCAGCTTAGGCAGGCTAATCAGTTTGCGCGGGTGATCGGAATAGTCGGTAAACAGTGAGCCACCAACAATCACATCATAGCCATGGTTATTGGTTTTCTGTCGACCGTTATCCGTGCCCTCGCTGTACGCCAGCATATCCAGAAACGCCTTCATGTTTTTACTAATAGCCATACCAGTAAACCTCCTTTTCAGCCTTGCGTTTTGCTTTGTCGCCAGTCTTCTCGCCCCACACGATGAAGTGCGCAACAGCACATGAGAAGCAGCGGAGATTGTGTTTCTTCAGAAGCGTTGATTTGCGGAACGTGTCAATGCCAATATCGGTGGCGAGACTCGTTAGTGCATCAAACTGATTCTGAGTTGTCTCGGTGGTGATGTAAGGTGATACATCCACAGCATCGGTAATTTCAAGCGTCTCCGCGCCGCGTTGCGATAGTTTCATTCTACCTCCTGTTCAAATAATGATTAATTCTATCACAACAGGTATTGACGTAGATTGAGTGGTGGTGCATAGTATCTACATCAAATGATGTAGTGAGGTGATGAAGATGAATCCACGTAATGTTAACTTTAGCAACGAATGCGCATTTAATTCTCGTGAGTACCATTTCGCAAAGCGCCGCAACGAGGTCAAGCGCCTGATGGCCTGTGGGTACACGAAGAAACGTGCGCAACAATTAGCCAAGAAAAACGGGTATTAATCATGGTAATGGTCAAATTCAAAGAAAACGGACGCTGCGGAGTGTTCAACCTTGAGCAAATCAAAATCCGTCCGTGCGGAAAAGTGGTTGCGCCATTTGGTCTAGTGCAAATGCGTGAGTGCGAGATTGTTGAATATATTAAGTGAGGCAGGCTATGACGAAACGAGAATTGCACCAATTATTTAACAAGTGGCTTGATTCTGTTGGTTTTGGCGACATGACTGATAGAGAGAAGGACTGGCTTTGGTTTGGCTTTTCTGTTGGTTATTGTCACGATAATAACAAGGATGCACTCGCGGCACTCCAGCAACTACTGGAAATCTACGACGACCAATCAGGTAAAGTCTGGACAACATCAAGCAAGCGTCGTGCTCTGGATAATGCTCGTGCGGCAGTTAATAAGGCATTGGGAGAAACAAAATGACATCAGGAGAGGCATTTCAGAAGTGGTTTCAGCTATTTAATGCTGAACTCGAGAAATTAGGAATGAACAAGATTGATGCGCAAAGTGCTGCTGCTGCATGGAATGCCGCTAATTCATGGCGCGATGGTGAATTATTTGATGTAGAGGATGAAAAATGAAACTTATCGACCTGTTAGTTCAAAAATTGCCTAAGCGTGGCGGGTGGCCTGATGGTGCGCTGTCAATTACTCAAGATAATGACGGTTCGCTGTGCGTATGGGACACAAATGACCCGCACTATGATGGATTTTCATGGGAACATCACACTGGGAATAGCCTTTTGTATTACTGGTGTGGAATCAATGCCGTACCTTTATCTTGCGACCACAAGGAGTCGATAGTGACCTATTGGCAATACAAAGCCGCACTCGCCGCGTCGCAAAAGCCAGCATGGAACGGAGAAGGTCTGCCGCCTGCGGGGTGTGAGTGCGAATACCAATACAAGGTTCACGGAAGTGAGTGGTGTAGATTTGAGTGCGTAGCCGTTGATGGTAAAGCTGTTTTTGGTTGGAGCAATAACACACCGGTAGCTCTGCAATCAAACACGCATAATTTCCGCCCACTCCGCACAGAAGCAGAAAGGAAGCGTAATGAGACTATTTCTGAGATAGGAAAAGCTAGTCAGTTAATTAGCAACAATAAGGAGCAAATCAAGCACATTGCAACACTAATTTTCAACGCCATCGCAGCAGGCAAGATTCCCGGTGTAAAAATGGAGGATTGACATGTATAAAATGAGCAAGAAAAGCCTCATTGGAAGGATTGCACTTCTTCCTGTGTTTTTACCGGTCATCGCACTTGAATTGATTTTAAATAAGGCTGACGACTGGAGTTTTTCTATCAGAAGACTAAGAAGGAGAATGGAAAAGTTTGCTGATGATAAGTTTCCATTGGCAAATGATAAAAAGACAAACATTTAAACCAAAGCCCTCACTTAGAGGGCTTTTTGTTTGCTGACTGCCATGCTTCGCGCTGCTTATCAAGCCTTTCCTGTGATGACTCAAGAATGACTGGCTTGCCATCCATTAATAACGCTGGTGTTTGCGCACAGTGGCAATTATATCTATTGCCATTCTCGCTGTAGAACGTGTCAATCTCTTCTGGCGTGTAAAACCGTCCGTGCCGTGCCGCGTGCGTCTGGCGTGTTGTGCGCATCAATGCCGATTGCCACAGCATCACCGTCTCAATACCCAATTCCTCGCGCGCCTCAATAACCTCCCTTCTGTTTGCCTGCCGCAGCGTTCCGGTGATTTCAGTCTGCGCTATCTGTTTCGCGTAACTATGCGACACATCCACGCGCTTAACGATGTCAGATTCAACATCACGAGGATTAGCTCCACGGGCAATACCTTCCATGATGACAGATGCCAGTTGCTGGCGGGAGTAATCACTCAACCCACGCCAGTCTGAGTAACCTTGCGTATAGGCCAGTTGCAGCCTATTCAGGTAAGGCTCACTGTAAAGTATCGCAGCAATCGGCCTTTGTTCAGCATAAACCGGAGACAGGCTTGATAGTTCTGAGTTTGCCTTCTGCGTTCCTGCCTGATACGCATCACTAATGAACACATTGGCCCACATCCTGCCGTGCCCGAAATCATCACCTTCCAGCAGGATCTCGTCAATCAGAGCTTGCAGCTCATCCATGAACGTAGCGGCGCGTGCGCTACTGAAATCGTAGAAATACAGACCACTTGATTCTGCGTTGGTCTGGCTGCTAGGAATGGTGCGAAACAACTCAAGCGAGCGAGTCCTGAGCTGTTTGTATTTGCGTGTTATCACCTTGTCCATTTTTGACAGGCGAGTCGCAGCACCTAACGGGTCGGTAAGGCTCTGTGATATGCGCGGTTGTGGGAGTCTGGCGTTAAACCGGAGTATCTTCATTTTCATCTTCCGGTGGCATGTCTTCGCGATAACTCTCGTCAAGTTCAATTGGCTCCATGCCAACCATGCCGCGAGCCTCATCGACGGTCAGCAACGCAGATTGACCAGCATCAAAGAACGACTTATTCGCAGTGGCGAGTTTAGCCAGCAGTTCAGCTTTATCCAGTTCAGATGGGGCAAGCAGGTCATCCCACTTAACCTTGTAGCCATTTGCCGGAGCTTTATCGACGATGCCGAACTGAATCATGCGCTCAACGAAAATTGAGATAACATAATCAACCCATGTTTCTCGGCGCTGCTTGGCAGTCATTGCGTAATCCGTTTTATCCTCGTCGCTCGCCAGTCTCCCTGTCTGCTGACCAAACAGGATGGTGAAAGGAATCTTCATGGATGCGGCAAACTGGTTAGCTGCAACTTCCCACGTTGGCTTCGGGTCTGCTGGCGTTACGGCAAGAACCTTAGCATCAGCCCCCATTGTGAACATAGCGGCGTCGATGCCTGAGTTTAGCGCCTCTATATTCTCATTCATGATGTCGGTGAGTTCTTCAATATCGACACCCATCGACTGCGCAAGGCTTGCTGGGGTTACATTATCCTTCGTGTAGTTAACCGCCAGTTGACGGCTTGCATTCTTCAGGAAACCTTCCGCAGAGCTGCCGGAAACCTTTGCCATGTCGATAAGGCTGTTGTAGCCAGATCGCAACATCGGGATGCCACTGAACATACTGCCGTCAAAACTACCCTCAGCAAGAATGACGATACGGTCAGGATGAATCTGTACGGAACGCTCAGGCTTGCCGTCGCTGTCGAGGTCCTCCACGGCGCTTTCCTGATATTCGTACATCTCAGGCATGCCGTAGTCTTCGCTGGTTTCGTCATTATTCCATGCGCTGACGCGGAGCTGCTCTTCCCATACAGGAATAAAGCGAACAATGGACTTATCTTTAATGCGGCGGGTTTTGGTGATGTCTACCGGCTCGCGCCACTGGCGACCATCTCGGATTTGCAGGATGACAGCAGAGTAGCGGTTGATGGCGTTGCGCTTGTCGGCTTCCTTGATGAATGGATAGGCACGCTTCATCATATCGTTGATGGACAACTCCCACGGCGTTGAGTTCTTGTCATCCTCGCCATCTTCTACCACTTCAGGGTATTTCTGCCAGCATTTATCAATAATGCGGTTAATGCCAGCAGTGGCGGCTGGATGTCTCTCATAGGCATAGCGGAACATCTCGGCGGTGATTTCCTGCGGGTACCCGCATTCCGTCCAGAGGCGATCGTGCTTCTGGTCCAGATTCTTTCCGCCAGCACAAAGCCGTTGCTGCTGAATAGCCCGGTTATTGTTCGCCACGCGGTCGCGTATATAGGCGTTTAATGCATCAATTTTGGACATATGTCACCAATAAAAAATCCCTCACGATGGAGGGATTATAGCATGGTCACTTGTTGCGATTTCGGTTTCTGTATGCCGGATAGAATTTTGACAGAGGCCACACCCAGAATTTCCAGAGCATCTCGTCATAGCTTGGCAGTGCATCATGGAATCGCTTTCCGGCAGCGTATCCGTCAGGGTCTTGCTGGTAGAAATAATCTATAAACCTTAATCTCTGCCTCATGGACAGCTTCATTTCTGACAAACATGTAAAAGCAAAACACAAGACCAATAATACATAACGCCATGAAAAATATGGAAACCAATGTGACCTTGTCCATCATTTCACCTCGCTTACGACGCCAGACTTCATCCACTGATTAAACGCGTAACACTCAATCCTGTCACCACTTACGACTTGATGACATTTTGCAACCAATTTAGCTCTATTGCTGCGTAAGCCATGATTCATCCACACATCTTCGACGCGCTTCCTGGCTGCAATAGAATATTCGTGAACCTCTTTTCTTGTCATCACTCCACCTTTTCCAGTTTATCAATAATAACGTCGTAGCCTTTTATTTCGCATTTTGCAACCATTTCGCAACCTAAAAACCAATCAAACGCTTCATTGGCGTTAGGTTTCGTGGCTATTGCGCAAACCTTAGTAGCAACATCACCACCATCAAGCACTTCGGCATGAATAAAATAAACGCTCATCACTCAATCTCCTCACCATTAACCCAGCGTTGCAGGACTTCGATTAGTTGCGCGTCCTGTTTTTTTGTCGATGCACAGCGACTTAACACCCTGCCAGATTAGGCCATCAAGTCTGTCAAATGCGGCCAGTTTAATAGAGTCCTGGTATTCGCCTTCAGTAATCATTTCGTCCCCTCACCATGCTTAAATTGATATGTTTTAACATTCGAGTCAGTAAACGCATCCAGTGCTGATGCGGTGATGACCGCCTGCTCTGCGGTCTGACCAAGGTACATTGCAGTCATGGCAAAATCGCGACCGGAACCAGCGGCAAGCGGAGGCGTAACCTGGTAAACTGCCGGATATTTATTATCAGGCATCTTCTGAATGGCGAAGCAGTTTCCTTTGGCTGTAAATACCCATTGCGTAAAACTTAACTCTTCTGGCATCTCCATGATGTCATTCACTGCCAGCCGCATAAACTGCTTTGTGTATCGCTCATCACCTGCCGTACCACTACCAACAATCAATACTGCCAGTTCACCGCAAATGAAAAATGCGTCGCTGGCATCCAGCACAAAAGATTTCTGTTGGTTAGCCATAACAAGGCTTCCCGCAGTAGCCTGGCTATCATGCGCAATCGTAATCCCGTCCCATGCAATTGTGGTCATCACATCACCCTCTCAAAAAATCATTCTTGCAGCAGATACCCTTGTATCCGCGCTTCTCTTGCAGGTTAACGAAAACATCATCCAGAACGCGCAGCAGGAAATCCTCGTCGATGTCATACCGACGGCAAATCACCTCGTCAGGCACTCCAGCCCGCGCCAGTGAATAAACCTGCTCTTTTTCCTCCTGTGTGAATCCTGCATAGCTGCGCATAGTGATATCTCCGATAAGCCTGATGTAGATTATACTATGCGCTCGGTGTAGATTGGTCAAGTGTGGTGATGCGGATTTATCGCCTGCGCCTGATTAGCATTCCACTACCTCGCTGGACGATGTGGTCATTTAGTGCATAGCGAACCGCATCCCAGTAGTGGTTGTATGCATCGACAATATCAGTCAGCACATTCCCGGTCAGCTTATCAACCTTGTAGCTGTACATTGCCGCTTCATTCTGCATTTCCTTGCATTGTTCGTGAATTACAATACTGTCACAGCCACGCAGCCACGTAACTCCATCTTCAACACTTCCCGGCCATTTTGTGCACGGATGAATGTCAAATCCAGAACGCTTGATATGACTGATGGTTTCGGGACGCGCGCAGTCCGCATACCATCGTGCGCGCTTGGCCATCGGGAATGACTGTTCCATCGCGGCTGGCGTGTCAGTAATCTCAAGACCAACCTTGCCGTACTCGCGATTAATATAAATGTTGCGCCGTCCACCTGGTAATTCTTCGATGTAAACCTCAACCATTGCGGTGGGATCGGTGGAGAATCCGAAGTCCATGCCGAAATATGGGCCATGCCATTCAGGTTTGACCTCGAAGTTATCAATGCGCCATTTGCCGCCGAAGACCTGCTCATCACTGCGTTTGTTGAATTTGCCTTCCCATATCCACATGTAACGGTCGAAGTCGACGCGCTTCATTTGCTCCATGGCGGATGGCAGCGGCGTATCCCAGAACCACGGATTATCTGAATAGTTACATTCGATAATCAGTATTTCATCATTTTCGAATATGCCATCAACCATCTGCGAGTGATAGGGCGCAATCCAGTTTTTCCACGTCGGGTCTGTTTCCTTGTTTGGGTTGAATGAGCACCACAGTTCGGAATTGGCAGCACGGATGGTAGGCACAAGAATATCCCAGCTTGTCTGGCTGACGTTCTCTGCCTCCTCTACCCAGCCGACGGTAATGCCAGCAAAACCTTTAACCGTAGTCTGGTTGCGATACAGACCCTTGAAACGAAACTTCGCTTTGGTCTTCTTATGGGTTATCTCATTGTTGATAATGCGAAACTCTGATGACTCACCCTTGCGGGCTATTTCGTCAACAAGCTCCTGATAGCTTGAGTCTTCAATGGATTGCTGAATCTCACGAAAGCAGGCAAAGCGGTCAGGTCGAAACCTTGCTCGCTCAGTAAGGATGGTGATAATCGTTCTCGTCTTACCTGACCCACGGCCACCGTAAACAAATTTGAATCGTTTGGGATAAAGCAGGCGCTCCAGTTTTGCTGGAATCAGGTGGTCGGCATGAGTGGTTGCATTGGTCACATCATCAACGCCAGTAGCGGTCATCCTTAACCGCTTGATGACGTTTTTCTCCATGTCGCAGATACCAAAAATGGCTGACTCTGCAACATCCGTCATCGCATCATCAATCTGCGCTTCCAGTTTTTCGATTGCCAGAGCGGACAGGCGTTTACGAGCCATTGCGATCACCAATGATGCAAATGGCAAAGACAGTGAATGCCAGAATCCAGAGACCGCTCATAGCTAATTCATTATTACTTTCTGCTGCATAGTTAAAAACCAGCACCCATACCGCACCAAGTATCATCATTAATGAATTAAGCATTTTGCGTCTCCAGTAATTTTTCCAGTCGCTCAAGTCGCGCGGCGAGTTCGGTTAACTCTTTCACGTCAAGCCCAACCTTAATCATGGACACAACCTGCGAGGCCACGTCAATTGGAAGCTCACCGCTGGAGACAGACTGAATAACATCCTCTATCTGCTCTACTGGCGTGGCATCTTTGCGGTATTTAAAATTAACCGGAGGTGCCATACTCTTTTGTACGGGGCTGATACGCAGGAATATTTCCTTCAGCATTTGCACGCCCTGAGTCGGGTTTTCCTCAGTCATCTTGATTGACGTCATGATGAATGCGTCAAGGAATTCCTCCTCACCAAGTCCGCAGCGTTTTAATGCTTCAATAAGCCTGTTTCTGTAGCTTAATCCTCTGCCAGCGGGCTGGTACTCAGAGGAAAATTTCATGACAGGGTTTGGATTAGCCATTCTGTTTTCGTCTTTTCGTATTTCGATATCGTTAGTTTAACACAGATAAAAAAGAACCCGCACAAGGCGGGTTAAAGGTTGGGTGATGATATGAGTGAAAGTAATGGTGGTTATGCGTTTATTGTACACCATCATTATCACGCTTGCCAGCATAGCACCATGCATTTTCCGTTCGAGTCTGCACATGAACGATTTCAAGCGCATCAGGGAATGCTTTGGCGACTTTCGCAATAAAATCGTCCAGCTCGTGCTGCTTTGCGAGTTGCCAGACTTTTTGTTTAGTTGTTTGCATTAGCAAAAGCCCTCGTTGAGTACATGCACTTAATGTCATGCATACCATTGTCAGGCACAACCTCAATGCGATTGCCGAGCTGCACCATCATGTAGTGACACGTCTTCATGCTGTTCCAGTAGCGTTCCAACATGTTTTGCATTGCGTCACTGATATCGTTAAACATAATGCACCACTCCTGCAATAGCTGCTGTCAGTGCCAGCACATAAACAGCAAGGAAAATTTTAGCGCCAGTGGTGTACTTGCGTCGTTGGTGTCTGCTCATATTACCCATTGCTAACCTCTCTTAACTCAGCCGTAAGAGCCATAATCATCCCATCCTCTCTTTCCCATAAAATCTCACCGCCCTCAGACATCACAAGCTGCCATACAATCTGTGCGGCCTCTTCTGTCACATCTCTTGGAGGTTTATTACCAACACGAATTCGCATTCCTGACTTATGTTCTTTCATCATAGCAAGAACAATTTTCTTACTTACAGGAGAGAATCCAAGTTGTAATTTTGGTGTGCTGCTCATTTGTACATCTCCACAAAGCGTGCGCCAAATAGAGCGCACTGATAATTAATATGAACGAGTAGCTATTCATGTTTAGCCAGGCTTTCGAATTGCTTTTCCGTGGTGTCAAACTGAACCATATTTACAACATCGTCGAACATAACAAATTCACCATCAGGGTCTTCAGCCATGTCAGCGCCGCAATCCTGACCGCATGAATCACAACCATCCATAATAAGGCCGTATCGCTTCTCTGAGACTTCACCAACTGGCTCCGCTTCGAGCGATGCCAGCGCGATACGCGCCAGCGCCGAAGCCTCACCGCATTGAACGTGGTCAGTTTCGATAATTTGCTGTAACTGCTCTTTGGTGAATTCTCTGGTAATAGTGCTCATAGGTTAGTCCTCACCTTTCTGTTGCACTACCGGAACCGATAAATCGACGCACCAGGAGATAACGCCGAATTGATCATCGTTCTGCGCTTCACCCCAAACGTAATATTTTGATCCTGGCCGACCCATTGCCGGGTCAAATACTTCTATGCCGCGTTCTGCCGTTAACGACATCAGAATCTGATGCAGGCCGCCTTTGATGTTCAGTGACGGAACGGTCAGGAAGTAAATAAACCCGTAAAGCAATTCGGCCTTGCGCTGGCTTCCGTAAAAATACGGGATTTTGTAATAATCCAGCGCGTCGTCGAGCCAGTCTGTTTTGTCGTGGAATTTCTGATGCCAGCGTTCCACTACCTCATCGACAGGTTGACCGGCAACCATTGCAACGCAGGTAGCCATGCAGGTGTTAAATGTTGGCTGCATTTGATGTTGAAGCATCACTCCCCCTTACCGATGCCAGCGGCGCGGTCTAAAGCCCCTGCTTTTACCAGGTTGCGACGGCGGGCATTTGGCTTCCACCATGAAGCATCCCAAGGCCACCCCCACGGCTTGCCACCATTGCGGTTAACAGTTCCTGTTTCGTTTATGTAACAAACCGCCGCCATTGCCAGTTCCCCGTTGCAGTGCTCGTCATCATGCTCAGGCGTCCATCCCTCAACCGATTGTTGCCGCTGGCGCTCTGCTATCACATCCAGAATTGCAGGATTGAATGCACGCGCTTCCAGTTCAGCGATTCGCTTCTCTGCGGCTTCCAGCTCATCCAGCAGCGCCAGCACGGTGGACGGGGTTATAGCCTCATTGAATTCATCGCGATCATAACCCCAACTATCGGATTCTGCTCTCTCCGCCGCTTCACGCAGCGCCTGTTTGTTGAGTGCTGTCATTGGGCTGCCTCTTGAATATCAATGTACGGTTCATCCAGAACATCAATTGGCGCATCGCAATGAACGCAATATCCATCAGCATTCTGAAACTCGTTATTCGACATCCACTGCTTGCACGACCAACAGCGAATCTCACCAGGCTTTAAATAATCGCTCATGCCTCACCGCCTTTGCGAATCTGGGCGGCGATGTCTTCGAGTACACCATCAGCGAACGAGCGATCGAAATCGCCTTCCGGCGCATCATCCATAAACTCTGTGGAGGTCAGTATCATTCGTGCGATGTCCGCAGCGTTCTTCGCTGTGTCTTCGATAAACCCAGCCTCCCATGCAGCCAGCATTCGGTTGGCAACAAAGTGAGCGCCTTCCTTGTGGGCTTGCGCACGCACTTCAGCCAGGAAAGCGTCGGTGGCTGGGGTTTTGATTTCGTTAAGCGCATCACTGAATCCACCACGCTCCATACCTAGCTCTGCTTCGTAATCGGCATCGAATGCAGCGTCTTTGCAGAACTTCTTCATCCCCGCATTCTCCGCAGCAAGTTCGTTGCGTTGCTCAGTGATATTGATGCTTTTGTTTTTCCAGTATTCAATCTGGTCATTTAGGTAGTCGTATTCAAGAGTTGCCGAGTCGTAAGACTCAACGCTACCAGTTGCAACTCTCATGTCATAACGCTTAACTTCACTCATACCCTAACCCCCATAATTTCTTCGTAATAGCCATCTTCTTCAAACCAAATCTTTGCGATTTTTAGCGCATCCTCATCGGTGATGTCAATCGCTTTGAATTTGCACCTTGCCAGCACGATACAGCCTGACATGATTAACCACTTATTCCACCAGTGCACTCGCTTGATTGTTCTGCTTGCATACATTTTGTTTTGCAATATCCAGAACTCGTATGTTTTCACTTTCGCCATATCATCACCATTAAAAATAAAAGCGCTGAATCGAGGTCAGAACACGATAATCAGCTCATCCATTACTCTTCGCTTACCTTCACCATTAAACACGCGCACAACGCGATTCACGCTGATAGATTCCATTGCATTGCGTGCCTGCTTAATCATAAAGTTCTGCGCGCCAACGTGACCGAGTTCCGTCTCAAGTTTCTCGCGACGATAGATAGTCTTTGCCATTTGTTAAACCTCACAAGAGTTAATGATTGCCTTGATGTGAAGGCGATACCACTGCATGATGTGTTCGTTATGCCAGTTGCTCATTTACTTTATCCCTCGCTGAATTACTTGATTTGCTTAAGCTGCTCTTCTGTCATCAGTGATCTAACAAGTTCATCAAATGAATCAAGTGCATTACGATTTTTACGTGATATCTCATTTACCTCATTGGTTAGAGAAATGATGTCTATTTTTTCGCGCTCAATTTCTATTACTGCCTTGTTCCAGTTGGTTGTGTCGAGAATCTCGTCATGCGGATGAACTTTGTATTCATTATCCTTGCATGAGTATAAAGAGACAGACACTTGCGGAGACTTCTTATTTTTATCTATCACCACAAGAAGTACATCAATTGATGTATCTTCAAATGCTGAAGATACCGTTATTATTTCAGCAACATTATTGCCAAAATAATCCCTCATTTTTTGCTCTGTTCTTCTGTAACCGATACCAGGAAAGCAAACGAAGAACGAAAATCTTGCTTTCATACTTGACAGCACATAGAAGCATTCATCAAGAGTGCCGCTTTTTTTATCGTATGGCATAGAGGCCATTGACTCAGTGCATTTTAATGAAAATGGAGGATTCATTACCACGCAATCAAAAAAACCACCAACGTCACTCTCAACACGAAAGAAATCACCAACAATCCCCGTGCACCTGTCACCGAAGTTATGCACCAGTGCTTCAATTGACTCTTGCTGTATATCAATGCCAACTAAGTGTTTTAATTTTATAAACTCCTCGAGTTGACCAGAACCAACAGCACCATCGAATACAGTAACCTGTTTGTCTCCTAGATATTCATGAACCTTGCTAGCCACTAACTTCCTTAGTGACTTTGAGGTTATGAACTCTGCCAATGAATCTGCTTTTTTCCTGTTGTTATGCTCCTTCATTTTGTTACTCCTTATACCCTGATTTAGAAACTGCCACTGCGATAATGATGAACGCCACGACAACAAGACTGGCGATAAGCTCGAATGCTGCTCCTGTCATTTGCTGAGTCCATACGCTGAGATTAAAGCCTGCATTGCTGCGTTCCAGAATGCTTCAGCAGGAATGCTGTTGTTTGTGCGCTCAACTGCAATGCGCGCCATAGCCTGTGCATCTTCAAATTCTTCACGGTCTTTGATTTTCATTATGCGTACCTGTTATATGAAAGTTTTTTACATGCGTAATATTGTTTTTCTGCATATGCAAAGGTCTTTCCAGTTTTCATCATCGCATCAATGAATTTGTGCGCGTCACCCTTTGCCTCGCAATACAGAGCTATTGCATATTTGGTAGGTTTCATCTCTTCACCCTCGTTTGTTTTGATGAGTTCAATCTACATCAACGATAATTCTACGTCAACGTGATTTTAAGTTTAGCAGTGTTTTTGCCGTTCTTCCCACTTTTGCCCACATTCGCCCAATGTTCGCCCTAAGTTGTGGGCGAAAATTTTGCTCATTTTTTGAGCGGTATATGTGTATATAAGATATAAGTAATTATATATGTAAGTTATTAATATTGTTAGTTATTTACACTTACTTATATCTATCTATCATACTTAATAACTATGCTCGTTTTCGCTCATATCATACCTTTCGCCCATTTTGACCATGCCCCATATATACATTCATTTCATATCTACTATTTTTCTCTCTTATACAATACATATATACCGCCACACTCCAAAAATGGGCGAAAACCAGTTAAGTGGTTGAATTTGATAGGAAATGTTTCGCCCTTTTTGTGGGCGAGAATGGGCGGAGATTTTGTAACTTATTGTTTTTATCTGGAATGTTCTGCCCCATTTTTAGGGCGTTTTGGGCGGGATTTGTGACTTTTCTTTTTGCGCTCAATCACTTACGTGATGATGAGTGAATATACCATGAAACTAATAAACAGGAAGCGTCAATTTTAGCAATTCGTGCTATCCATTATCTTTGTGGTTTACGCGCGGCAATGTTGAAGTGAGTCATGGTTTTCTATATAGTAATATACAGATTCCAGAATGAGGATTTGACATGAAAGATTACCGTGCAGGCTCAAGCATGAAATTTGTATGGGACAAAGTTCGCTGCGTAGATGTTGGTGATGAATGCGTTATTGCGTTAGGTGAAATATCAGAAAGGAGCATGACTGTTGCAGGTGTCAGAGCTGCACTGAACAAAGCAGCAAACGATCACGCTCTAATGTTTGTCACTCGCCTGCGCGAAGACGAATTAAAAATTACCCGCATCAAATAAGGAGTGCTCTGTGTTTGAGAAAAAGCTAATGCCAGAAGATATTGTTGAGATGGCAGCAAAAAGCAAGCGGTCTGTGCTGAGTGTTGCAATAGAAGTAAATGGATATGGAGCATCACAGCACTACTGGCATTCACCGAAGGATTTTGATGATAATGATGCTGGCTATACAAACGTATGCATTGGTAATGATATTGATGTTGTTGGTAAGTTATCAAGAAATATTGCCAAATCAATACAGTTTCCAGCTTCTTCTGCATATCTGAATTTTTTGGGCAGCGTTTCAGCCGCCATGCTTGGTAGATTTTTTGTTAACTATCACGGTAGCGAACAACCAACATCACTGTATGTTGTAATTAGCCAGCCACCATCAACAGGTAAAAGTTCCGTAAACCAATATTCTACCGCGCCTCTTGTTTGCGAGAACGAGAGAATTAATGAACTCAGAAGAAAGGAGAGGAAAAGAAAATTAGCCAAGCTGCGAGAGATTGAGAGGGAGATCAAATCAGAACAAAACAAAACCGCACTGGCTATCATGTACGAAGATAAGGAAAAACTTGAAAACGAGATTGAAAAGCTCGGTGATATTGTCTTCCCGGTGACAGATTCAACACCTGAAGGTTTAAGTAGACTTAACGCTCTTCAGGGGTCATTCGCCGTTATTTCTGCTGAGGCTACTGCTGTTAACACATTGCTTGGTCTTACTTACTCAAATGCAAATTCCACAGCAAGCTGCGAGACAGTACTTAAAGCATGGGATATGGAATATGTTTCTTCAGCGCGAGCGAATGGATCAAATAACCTTTCGTTTGTTGCAAACGGGTGCATAAATGTTATAGCTCAGGATGAAACCGTTCTTTCAATCATGCAGGTTGGCGAAAGGTCTAATGGTGTTAGTGAGCGATTCCTTCTGCTACGTGAAAAATCAATGCTTGGTCAGCGTGTGTTCATAAATGACGATGGAACGCCAGCATATACACCAATTGATAAAGAGTTGATGTCTCAATATTACAGACTCATTCACAACATTATGACTGAAGAAAAGGTTGTTCTGTCTCTTGAGCAGGAGGCGATAATGGCAATCTATTCAGCAAGGCAACAGGCAGAGCCTCACATGGCTGATGGTGGTCTTTATGGTCACTCAATGCTAAGGGGGATGATTGGGAAGATGGATAAGCAAGTTGTAAGGATTGCATCAGTACTTCACGTAATACGCAATTGGTTTTCACCTGAGGGTCGAGAAGAGAAATCAAAGGTCATATCTGCTGAGACAGCAGAAGAGGCGCTCGCTATTTTTGGTGAGTTAATTGAATCATATGTTGCGGCGACAACATCATCCGGGTCGGCTGG